CAGCTATAGTTAAAAGAAAAACATTAAAAGTGTCAGTCAAAAAACCATCCGCCAAATATACAGCTTGGTCATAAATAAACCCGCTTATTGGGTTCCGAATTCTAATTTTTAAAGATCCTGTTTGTGTTTGCCCTTTATTTGAATAAACACCCTGAACCCTCCAAATGTGACTTTGCCCGCCAACCGGATTCTCTATTAGTCTACCAGTAGGCAAAGTCCCACGCGTACTATCAAACATCGCGGCAAAACTTTGAGAAGTAGCCGATTTTGGATATGTAGTCGTTGGAAACGAACTCAAAGATGCCGTTGCAGATAAAAAATTAAAAGATTGAGCGATATTAGCCGTGAAATTAACTATGCTCAGCGTAGAACCAAAATTTGCCTTTATTTGCCCTGAGTCCGTAGATTTTGCTTGTAAAGCTTCTATCTCAGTTTTTGCAGCCGCAAAATTTCCTCTGACGCCAGAAGTTGTTGCATTTCCGAACGGCGGTATTAATATATTAATATTGCTTGCCATTTATGGCCTTTCTAATGTCCCAGTTATCCAATCTTCTATAGAAGTAAATTTAAAAATCTTTACACCTATGTACTTGAAATGATTAATTACATCTGATTGATTGGCAAAAATGCTTGTGATTTCGTAACAATAATTTTCATGCACAAAGATATCAGGCTGGATTCCCTCCCCGTCTGCCGTAACTTGAAGACGATTATCTGTATAAAATTTTGCAAAATCAGACAAATGCCTCCCCTCCGGCAATGATTGCAAATCATGGCCAGATATAATTGGTTGGCAAGACGCAAGAATAGATACAGTGCTGCGGACTCCCGGAGACCAAGTGCCATTAATATAAGACCCTTGTCCTTCTCTCAATATTGTTTTAAATTTTCTAAAACCGCTCATTACCCACGTCCTCTAATACTTATTTGAACTGCGTTCACCATTGCGCCGGTATCTACTAAAGTTTTTGTAGAACCTTTTTTCTTTTTTACTGTTAAATTTGAAAGTTTTGGCGCTATATCTTTGTTCGTAATAGTATTTTGAATTCTGGACGCATGCTTTTGTCCAATTATCGTTAGCGCTGAATTTGCATTAATTTTTCCTTGAAGCATTTGCGACCCATGCTTATTAAAATCATTATTTATATTTTCAATATTTTCATCAAAAGACATAGCCATAAATGGCCGCGCAGGAATATTTTTTGTTCCAAATTCATTCGAAGCAGCGTAAGAAGCTATGCTCATAGCTTCTTTTTTAGAACCTTCTAAAATACCAACAGCGACTTCTAATTGAGCCGCTTTTTTAATTTCCTGTAAAATTTTTTTTAAACCAAAATCCGAATCCTTAACATAATGCATCGCAATTGCCTCTTGTCATTATTGCCGCGCCGTAACAAGATTTTGTTATATCAATATATTGTTGCCCGTAATTTGTTTGAGACAAAAAAGAAGGATTTGATAAGACGCTATAATTTCTTTGTAGGTCTCCCTCTTTTTCGCTTATAACTTGCCCTACAACATAAGAACCTGCTTTCGAAGCCCTATAAGACAATGAAAAAATATGAGCCGCATAAAGAGCTTGAGCCATTTCTGCTTTCTCATTGCCGAGGCAATTAACATCTATTAATTGCGAAGAAATAAATAACCATTTATTAACTTCGCTGTCTTCAATATTTGAAAACTCTTGAGCAAATAATCGAAAATATTCAAGCGTAGTCATTAATATATTTTTTAAAAAGATTTTTTGTTATTTTTTTCTATAACAGCATCTTTGACTTCTAAAATCTCATTTTTATTAAAATACGGCTCAAAATCTTTTTGTATTTCTGCCGTTTCTCCAGGCGCGATTGATACATCGCCGATGTGATGCAATCTAGAAGACAAATTTTTAACTTTCATTTTTTACTCCTAAAACAAAATATTAGGCTAGGTTAAACTAGCCTTTTTTTATTTAAATACCATCCGCAAACGCGAAAGCTAGCGGATATTCAATAATAACGCCAGCGAAACGGCTTTCTACTGGAACTTCAAACTCTAGACCTTTCTGCTGGGGAGAATATTGTTTTATCAGCATTGGAATTTCTAATTGCCAATTCTCCGATGAATTTTCCATTGCATACATTCTGTCAGAACCACCTGCGCCAGCTCCAGAAGTTTCAACAACTTGTTTAAATTCTGCCAGCGGGTGATTTTTTTGTAAAAATTCAAGAATTGTTGTATCACTAGCTAAGCTATTTTGGGTCGAAGATAGCAATGCATACTGATCGACTGGGAGCCAAACTTGTGTGACTTTGTGCACTCCTTTTGATTGCTTCGTTACTTTATTAATTAATAAATTAACATCTCGAACGATTTTGTCTGGTGTTTTGCTAGCAAAAGTTTTTGATGATCCTGTACCGTCTGCGGCTATTGTTACTTCTGGAACATTTGGATTCGTAAATAATCCTGGCAAGCCGTTCTCTGCGTCGCCAAAAAATGCTAATTGGTTAATTTTTTCTTGATGTGCGCGCGTCGCAGCCATTGCTTTTTTAGCGCTAAGACTAACTCCGGCGAACATCGCCGAGCGAATTTCTTGCGTGTTATAACCATATGCGTTTCCAATTGAGCGAATCGGGTTCGTAAACTCCTTGCCAGAAACATCCGCCCTTGGAAGATCATTCGCATAATTTCCAATAATTTTAGCCATTCCAACACTATCATACTGCTTATATGTATGTGTCGTAGCCCCCTCTGGAATTTCCGTTGAGATTGGAATTAAAGCAAGAGCATTTAAAACTACTCGCTTTACATCATAAGTTTTTGCCTTATTGTATTCTAATTCTCTGGCGAAAAACATTCCTTCGTTAGCATCAAATCTTCCAGTATTTGTAATCGCTCGAAAATCATTTTCGTCATATGTAATTTTTGTTTTATTCATTTTATTTTGCCTCCACGATAGCCAGTCCAGCGCCTGTTGTACCAGTGATAAATTTAACATTAATTTGGGTGAAAGCTTCGATTCCAGACGCCACCGGCGCATCAGTCAAACTTCCGTCCGCGACTGTCAAATTAGCTGTAGCGCCAGCAACAACAGTATCACTTGTTTTTACCCAAATGCGTCCTTGCGTTAAAATGCTTGCTGTTTCTGTTGCTAAATACTGAACGGCTCCATCTACATTTTGATTGCGCGCTTGATCGTGTATAGTAAAACCAATTACCCCTGCACCAGCTGTTGCTTTTAAAACTTGTTTTTCAGCGTTAGTTCCAAGCTTAACCGGGAACCCCATAGGCAGCGCCTCTTCAGCCGCATAACTGCGCACATTTTTTGTCCCAATACCGTCGAGCATCCCAGCGAATCCAGGTGCTCCATATTGTGTAATTGTATTTTGCATATTTTTTACTCCTTTTTGCCAAGTTTTGCCATATAACTTTTATATGTATTTGGCTCATCTTTTTCTAATTTGTCGTTACGAGAAAAACCAGATTGCCGCTGCGCAGCCATCGCAAAATCATCGCGCATAGATACAGCCAGGTCGAATGCAGCATTAATATATTCGTCGGACTTTTCATCTAAAGAAGCATCTGCACGAACAGTTTTAATAACTAATTTTTTCAAATCTTTGTCAGATTTCCCTTCTCCATCAATTTTAAAAGATTCGGCGATCTTATCTAATTCTGCGCGCGCTTTTACTTCTGCCCGAGCGGCTTCTAGAGCGTCAGACCGAACTTTTTCTAAATTTTGTACCTGACTTTTTATTGTGTCGCGCTCTGCGGAAACAACATCAAGCTTTTTCATTAATTCGTCAACTTGTGTTTTTAGCAAGTCCATACTATTGCGAAGTTTTGCTACTTCCACGGCTACTTCAGGCGCGGCCTGATATTCAAGTCCGTTATCTAGCCGGATTCGGCTAAGATTTTCACTCATAATTTTTTCCTCATCAAAGTTAAAAGAAACGGCATCTAGCCGGTCAATATTAAGGCGAGCGTTTCCAGCCCTCCCTTTTGGAACAAAAGCAAGGTGATTAATATATATGTTGCGCTGAACCGCATCATAATGCTGCCCCTCCCATTCACCTGGGGTCTCATCCATATCCACGCGATAACCTAAAGAAAGCTCTCTAACGCCTCCGTTTAATGCTTTTTCGATCATTTCCCCGTCGTGGACAACAATTTGTGCTTTTACATTTTTTCCACTTTCGTCTTTCAAACCAAAGCTTTTAATAAAACCAACAGATAAATTTTTGGCGTTTTTAGAAGTAACATATTCGTCTGGATGCCCGTCAGTTATTGGCTTCCCATCATAAGTAGAAAGAGAATCTTCATTAAATACTTCATCGGCAGGTCGAAATTCGCGCCGAATTGTCCCATCAGCATTTTTATAAAGCTGTATACCTACGCGGCCAACAATAGGCGTGTCTATTAAATAACCTTCCGCCGTCAATTCTGCTTTTTTATTTTCCAATAAAAAATTATCATATCTAACGGATCCCTTAATAGTTTTTGAACCATTTATAGAAACTAAGTTCACATCGCAATCAGGCGCAATACGGTCATCGTTATTATGATAATAATTTTTGCTATAATTTATTTTTTTATCCATATTTAAATATTATACAATAATAAGAAATATTTTATTAAATATCATTAATTATAAATTACTTATATGGTTTCCGCTTGACAGAATAAAAAAATACATAATTAAATTTAAAGCATGCATTATTATATATAAATATATGATAAATATTAAAAATACATACATAATTTCTAGTTCTTTTTTGTTTTCTGAATACGCTGCTAAAGAAATTCTATTAAAATTTTGGGACAATAAGCTTCCAGTTGACCCAGTTAAAATTGCGACTACTTCTTCCATATTTGTATATGGCCGTGGCGGCGCTGGCGATGTGAGTTATCCTTACAGCGGTTACTACCGGAGATTGAATGGCGCACCATCCATTGAATATAACGTTTCCGAGCCTCCGGTACGCCAACGATTCACGGTCGCGCACGAGCTAGGACATTTTGCTCTTGGGCACGATGACGCCCCGCGAGATGCGGGTAATTTTCAATCTAGTAGAGACCATAGAGAGCAACAAGCAAATAGGTTTGCAGCAGAACTTCTTATGCCCGCTTCTTTGGTGACCCAGTACTATCATAGCGGGGTTATTGAGAGCCTTGAAGAGTTAGCTAAAATTTTTGGAGTTTCAAAAGACGCTATTGGTT